GGACATGACTGAGACTCAGAAGCGGGCTTATGTCATTGCAGATAATCAATTAGCGTTAAATGCAGGATGGGACTTTAGCCTGTTATCGTTAGAAGTTGCAGATTTGAAAGAGAATGACTTTGATCTGGACTTACTAGGATTTGACGCTAAAGAGTTGGAAAAGCTGCTGGAACCGGAAGAAGTAGAAGGATTAACGGACGAGGATGAGGTTCCTGAAGTACCGGTAGAGCCAAAGACTAAGCTGGGAGACATTTATCAACTTGGCAATCATCGTCTGATGTGTGGTGATTCGACGAGTATTGACGCGGTAGAAAAGCTGATGGATGGTCAGAAGGCCGATATGGTGTTTACTGACCCACCTTATGGAGTTAGCTATGATGGTGGTCATGCAACAGATAAAAGACGTACTAAATTAGAAAATGATGATAAAACACTTATGTATTCTGGCGCTCTGCCAATAGCATATATTGCATCAAAAGATGGCGCTGCTTTATATTTATGGTTTGCGGATAGATTTGCTAAAGATGTTCTTATTGCACTTGATGAGTCCAATTTCCAAGTAAGAACATGGATTATTTGGAATAAAAACTTGGCACAGTTTGGCGCTATTGGAGCACAGTACAAACCAAAACATGAGCCATGTATTTATGCGTTTAAAAAAGGTAAGGCTCCTTATTGGAATGGGAAAAATAATGAAGTGACTGTATGGGATGTAAAACGTCACTCAAAAAATGAGTTTCACCCGACTCAAAAGCCAGTGGAGTTACCTGTCAGAGCATTGGAAAACAGCAGCAAAGGCGGTGATATTGTTTTGGATTTGTTTGGAGGAAGCGGCAGTACGTTAATTGCTTGCGAGAAAGTTAATCGTCATGCAAGACTAATGGAACTAGACCCTAAATACTGTGATGTAATAGTAAAGAGATGGGAAGATTTCACAGGTAAGAAAGCTGTATTGTTGTCAAATGATTAACATTTCCCCTTAAAAAAATGGTAGAGCATATTCCTAGTGATGAAAACAAGCGATTAGTCGAAACATCGGCTGGTTTAGGATTGCCTCATGAGCAAATAGGGGCGTTAATCGGTATAGACGATAAGACGCTGCGAAAGCATTACAGGGAGCAACTAGACTTAGGGAAAGCTAAGGCAAGCGCTCAGATAGCTAAGACGCTGTTTAACAAGGCTCAAAGCGGGGATACGACTGCATTGATCTGGTGGACTAAGGCTCAGATGAGATGGGCTGAGACACAGAAGCAGGAGATTACCGGGGCTGATGGAGCGCCTCTTGTTGTATCTTGGAAGAAATGAAAGAGATACAAATAGACTACAAGCCTCGTCCGCACCAATACGATCTACATGAGGCATTAGATAAGCATAGGTTTGTAGTTGCTGTCATGCATCGTCGTGCTGGCAAAACTGTAGCAGCTATCAATCATCTGATTAAGAGTGCAGTCCAATGCGAGAAGCCAAACCCTCGATTAGCGTATATCGCGCCTACTTATGGTCAAGCCAAAAGGATTGCCTGGGATTACTTACTAGAATATACAAGGCCACTTGGTGCTATCGCTAACATTGCTGAGTTACGTGTTGATTTTTGGGGGCGTAGGATTAGTCTTTATGGCTCTGACAATCCTGATAGCTTGCGTGGTCAATACTTTGACGGAATTTGCCTTGATGAAATTGGGGATCAGAACCCTAAGATTTGGAACGAAATCATTCGTCCAGCTTTGGCAGATCGTCTTGGGTGGGCTTTGTTCATTGGCACTCCTAAAGGTAATAACCATTTCCATGATCTAGCGGAAAGAGCTAAAACTGAAGCAGATTGGTCATTCCTAGAGTTTAAGGCTAGTCAAACTAAGATTATCCCTGAGCAAGAGCTAAAGGCTGCACTTAGGGAAATGGGGCAGGACAAGTATGACCAGGAATTTGAATGTTCCTTTAATGCAGCGGTGGAGGGTAGTTACTATGGTTCAATTATCAATGATCTTGAGGCTAATGGTCGTATTGCCGACTTTCCTCGTGACGATCTCTGTCGTTCTTTTACTGCTTGGGATATTGGGATGGGCGATTCAACGGCTATCTTTGTTGCTCAAGTGGCTGGAAAAGAAGTACGCATCATTGATTGCGTTGAAAACCACGGCGTAGGACTAGATTGGTATGTGTCATGGTTGCGTGAGAACAACTATCATAGCTTTGACCACATTCTCCCTCATGATGTTGAGGTAAGAGAGTTAGGCACAGGAAAGTCTCGTAAGGAAGTATTGCAGGAAGCTGGACTGAATGTTACTGTTGCTCCGAGGTTATCAATTGCAGACGGTATTCAGGCTACTAGAAGGCTGCTTCCGAGATGTTGGTTCCATGTAAAGACAAAGCAGGGGTTAAATGCTTTAAGGAACTATCGTAAAGAGTTTGATGAGAAGCGTAATGTATTCTATGACAAGCCTTTGCATGATTGGTCTAGTCATTTCGCTGATGCAATGAGATATTTGGCGGTAGGTCTTGACGAATCCGATGGTTCATGGTCAAAACCATTGCCAAATAATGTTAGATGGGTTGTATAATGAGCAAAATTTACCCAAGGGGCGAATATGCTCGATTCAGGCACAATCAAGGGCATCCTTGAAAATGAGATAGATAACGCGCTCGGTTACATTGATTCTGAGACAGTAGAAGAACGTAAACGAGCTTTAGAGTATTACCTTCGTTATCCTTATGGGAATGAGGTCGAAGGACGCAGCCAGCTTGTCACCGGAGAAGTCGCAGAGGCTATCGATGGTGCGCTTCCCCAACTTATCCGAGTCTTTACCACGACTGAGGATATTGTCTATTTTGAGCCTAAGAGTCCTGGAGATGAGGATTCTGCAAAACAGGCTACCGATTACTGCAATTGGGTGTTCTATCGTGAGAACGATGGGCTATTGATCCTGCACAACTGGTTCAAGGATGCTCTACTTCAGAAGGTTGGCGTTGTTAAGTCTTATTGGGATGAACGGGTAGACGTTACCAAAGAAGAGTACGAGAACCTGTCTGAAGATGAGCTTGCTTTGTTGCTTGCAGATCAATCCTTAGAAGTTGTAAAGCAAGAAGTTGAGTTTGAAGAAGTAACCGATATGCTTGGGAATGTCATGCAGATTCCTAAGTATGAGGTCTATGTCCAGCGTAAGAAAGAATACGGCTGCGTCAAGATTGAGAATGTTCCTCCTGAAGAATTCCTGATTTCTAAGTCTGCCAAAGATATTGAGTCTGCTCAATTCGTGGCTCATCGTCGCCTGATGCCTCGTAGCGATTTAATAGCTATGGGCTATGACAAGGAGATGGTTGATAGCCTGCCGACTTATAACGACCTTGAGTTCTCTGAGGAGCGTGTAGCTAGGTTTGCTAATGGCGAGCAGCCTGATGAGAATATCAGTCTTGATACTTCAATGCAGACGGTTGAGGTATATGAGTGCTATATCCGAATAGACGAGGATGAAGATGGCATTGCAGAGCTACGGAAGATTGTCTATTGCGGCTCAGAAATCCTTGATGATGAGGAATGTGACTATATCCCGTTCCATTCAATTTGCCCGATTCCTGTTCCTCATAAGTTCTTTGGTCAGTCACTGGCTGACCGTACGATGGATATTCAGCTAGAGAAATCGACGATTACCCGTCAGTCTCTAGACAATATGTATCTTACGAACAATGCTCGTATTGGGGCGGTTGATGGTCAGGTGAATCTAGATGACTTATTGAATGCTACACCTGGCGGGATTATCCGTTTGAAGTCTCCGAATGCTTTGGTTCCGTTAACGGTTCAAAGCACGTTTGGTCAGGCTCTCCCGATGATGGAGTACCTGGACGCTATTCAGGCCAAGCGTACTGGTGTTAATGACGCGCAACAAGGTCTTGATCCTGATGTGTTGTCTAACGTTACGGCTGCTGCTGTAGCTGCGATGATGAAGTCTAACTCTGGCAAGTTGGAGTTGATTGCTCGTATCTTTGCTGAGACAGGCGTTAAGAGCTTGTTTAAGGGCATTCTGAGGCTATTGGGCAAGTACCAAGATGAGGCAAAGATCATTCGTATGCGTGGCCAGTATATCCAATATGACCCTCGTACATGGGCTAATGAGTACGATATATCGGTCAATGTTGGTCTTGGCTCAGGTGATCGTGAGCAGAAGTTGACAATGCTTCAGATGATTTTGTCTAAGCAGGAGCAGATACTTCAGCAGTATGGCCCTGGCAATCCTTTAGTTAGTGTAATGCAATACCGTAACACATTGGCTAAGTTCATTGAGGCGGCTGGATTTAAAGACGCTTCTGAGTTTATGAATGAGATTACGCCTGAAGTTAATGCTCAGCTATCGCAGCCGCAGCCTCCAGCACCGGATGCACAGGCAGAAGTCGCGCAGATGCTGGCACAAGTTGAGCGTGAAAAGACTCAAGCTAAAGCTCAGATCGATGCAGCGAAACTTGATCTGGAAAGGCAAACCCTCGAAGCGGAATATACCCGTAAGGGCATAGAGATACAGATGAAGAACCAGAAGGATTCTGCTGAGCTTCGGATTAAAGAGGCAGAACTAGCGGTTAAACAACTTCAGGCTGTATTGGCTTTGGATTTGGCTGATGAGGATACCAAGAACAAACAGGTTGAGCTTACTCTGAAGGCTTTGAAAGAGTTAGGCGCACTGACTAAGGGTATGTAATGAATAAATCTCAATGGGCTGAGAATTTACTCCGCGATGATTACTTTAAGGAAATGATGCAAGACTTGAAGAATCAGGAGATTAACAGATTCACAATGAGTGAGACTAATGACATTGATGCTAGAGAACACGCATATATCAGGTTAAGGGTTATTGAAAGTCTGGAGGATCATCTAAATGGGATGGTTGCAGACAAAAAAATAAAGGATAGCAAATTAAAGATTTTGTAACCGAGTCGGACGGGTTCCGATATAATTAAGGAAACTAAATGAGCGATACTCAGAACACGACACCCGAGGGTAGTGGTGAGTTAACGGTAGAAGGTGCAGCTAACGCTTTCTTGGGCTTAATGGGTGGAGAAGAAGGCTCCGATGGACAACCGGAACTCCAAGCAGAAGCCAACGATAGCGAGGCCGAATCTGATGATGACGAGCAATCGGATGAGTCAGAGGTAGAACAAGATGAAGATGTTGAGGAAGCCGAGGAACCTCAAAGATTCCGCGTCAAAGCAGCAGGCGAGGAACATGAGGTAACCCTAGATGAGCTTATCAAGTCTTATCAACTTGGCACTGATTACACCAAGAAATCGCAAGCCGTAGCTGAAGAACGTAAGGCGGTTGAGGCCGAGCGCCAAGCGGTTCAAGAAGCTAAGGCTCTGCGCGATCAATACGCGCAACGTCTTGAGATGATGGAGCAAATGCTCAAGCCTCAAGATGAGTCGGAAAACTTGGCTTACCTGAAGGAAACTGACCCTATTGGCTACTCTGTAAAGGTAGCTGAGATGGTTGAGAGGGATAAGCAATTCAATGCTGTTAGGGCTGAACGCGAAAGAATCGCACAGCAACAACAGTATGAGCAGCAGCAGAATCTTCAGCGTCACATTGCTGAGGAAAGTCAGAAGTTAATGGCTGCTGTGCCTGAGTTTGCAGATCCTGCCAAGGGTGACAGCTTGCGGAAAAACATCCGTGAGTTTGGCAAGAGTCTAGGTTTTTCGGATCAGGAATTAGCTGGAGTCTATGATTCCAGAGCAGTTCTGACGCTGTACAAGGCAATGCAGTACGACAAGCTAGTTGCTAGTAAGCCAGAGGTAAACAAGAAGGTATCCTCAGCGCCTAAAGTAATCAAGCCGGGAGTATCGCAGCCTAGGGATAGTTCAGCGGAGGAAATGAAGAAGCTTAAAGCGCGGGTTAGAAGCTCAGGAAAGGTTTCTGATGCCGCAAGTATCTTTGAACGATTTATTTAGGAGTTTAAATTATGGCAACTTATACCGCCCATAGTGCTATTGGTCAGCGTGAAGATCTGACCGATGTTATCTATGACATTTCGCCGACCGAGACACCTTTCATGTCATCTATCGGCAAGACTAAGGCTACTGCTGTTTATCACGAGTGGCAGACTGACTCGTTGGCTGCTGCAACCACTAACAACGCTTCTGTTGAAGGTGCAGACGCTTCTGATGCAACTCTGTCGCCGACAACTCGTCTTGGCAACTACACTCAGATCCTGCAAAAGACCATCAAGGTTTCCGGTACTCTGGACACCGTGAACAAGGCTGGTCGTAAGTCGGAAAAGGCTTATCAGTTGGCTAAGGCTTCTCAGGAACTGAAGCGCGATCTGGAAACCATCATGCTGTCAAACCAGGGTCGTTCTGCTGGCGATAGCTCCACTGCTCGCAAGATGGGTTCACTGTTGTCGTGGATCAAGACCAACTCATCGGCTCAGACCAACGGTGCTGATCCTACGACTATCGGTGTTTCGACTCGTTCTGACGGCAACACTCGTACCTTTACCGAGGCTCTGCTGAAGACTGTTGTTTCGGAAGTGTTCGTGTCTGGTGGTTCGCCAAAGGTTCTGATGGTCGGCGCTACTGGTAAGCAGAAGGTTTCAAGCTTCACTGGTATCGGCGAGACTCGTTTCAATGTTACTGGTGCTAAGCCATCGACCATTATCGGCGCTGCTGACATTTATGTGTCCGACTTCGGCAATATGTCTGTGGTTCCGAACCGCTTCATGCGTACCCGTGATGCTCTGATCCTTGATCCTGAGTACGCAGCAATTGCTTACCTGCGTCCGTTCATGACTAATGAACTGGCAAAGGCTGGCGATGCTGACAAGACTCAGATTCTGGTTGAGTGCACACTGGAGGTTAAGAACGAAGCTGCTCATGGCATCGTGGCGGATCTCGATATGAGCCTCTGATTTGACATGAGTTCGTAATCCTTCACGCGAGTGCGTGTTTCCCCTGGGGCTTAGGCTCCGGGGGTTTTTTGAAAGGACTCCTTAGTGAACTTTCGTAAGCAGGTGGTACATGAGGACGGTGATGGCGGGATTATCATCGAGACTAAACAAGACGTAACAGATATATTAGCTGAGGTTAATGAGATTAGAGAGGCTGATAAGGCTAGAACTGGACACCTGAAAGAGTTTCACCACGTTGGCAAGATACCTTTTACGGTCATTGATGAGATGAACAAAAAGGGCATCATGAAGGGTTTTGCGATAGTTGACGATGCAGAATTCGCCAAGTGGATGAACAGTGAAGAAGGTAAAGTCTGGCGTACTTATCGGGGAACTCTTTAATGTCTACAAAGAAAAGTGCAGTAAAAAAAGGTGTCACGGTTGGAGTATGTGTTCCTGCTCGTGACGAGGTTCATACAGCGTTTGCGTTTGACTTTGCAAAAATGGTGGCGTATGACGTCAAACATCGTTGCAAGGATGAGAACAACGGATTAAAGTTATACACAATGGCAGGAACGCTGATATTTGACCAGCGAGAGAACTTGGTCAAGGAAGCGTTAAAAGAAGGGTGTACTCATGTGTTGTTTATTGATTCAGACATGAGGTTCCCGAAAGATATTATTAGCATATTGCTAAGCAGGGAAGTGCCGATTGTTGGAGTTAATGCGGTTACCAGGCGCAAGCCTACTCTAAGTACGGCTCTGAATTTGGAGCTAGACAAGGATGATGATGGGAAGATCGTTTCTCATAAGTGGCTGAAGGTTGATTCTCGTGGTAAAGAGGGATGCGAGCAGGTAACAGCGGTAGGTTTTGGGGCTGCATTAATTAGCAAAGAAGTATTTGAGACAATACCGAATCCTTGGTTTGATGTAGGTTGGGGCAGTCGGGGAATTATTGGTGAGGATGTGCACTTTTGTTTGAAAGCACTGGATCATGAGTTCCCTGTATATGTTGACCATAGCCTATCCAAGTATATTGGTCATATTGGAACTTATGAGTATCGATGGGATGATGTATTACCTACAGCCATCGAGGATCATAACAACGGGAAATAGCTATGAGTTTTACGAGCTACAGTGACCTAAAGACTACGATAGAGAACTATCTGGCTCGTAGTGATTTGACTTCTCAGATTCCTGACTTCATCAGATTGGGTGAATTAAGGCTTCAGAGAGACCTTAGAACGCGTCAGATGCTTGTGGTGGCTACTGCATCAACCACTGGAAATGATGAGACTGTAGGCCTTCCTAGTGACTTTCTGGAGATGCGTGATATACACATTAAAACGACTCCGGTAACGTCTTTAACTTATTTATCTCCTAGTGCTTTCTACGCTAGCGCTCGAACTACTGATATTGGCAAACCTGTTGATTACACGGTTTTAGGTTCTGAGATCCAGTTAGCTCCTACTCCTGATACTGCATATACGTTACAGATGCTGTATTACGCTAAGCCTCAGTTCTTGAGCGATACGAATTCATCAAATGTGTTTTTAGCTAATTATCCTGATGCTTTGCTTTATGCTGCTTTGGGTGAGGCAGAGCCTTATTTGATGAATGATGCAAGGTTGCAAACATGGGCTGCTTTGTATGATCGTGCTGTAAATGCAATAAGTGTTTCTGACCAGTCTGGTGAGTATGGCGGTCAGTCTATGTCAATGTCTTATGTGAGGTGAAATTATGGCTGAGATGAGTAATTATCTCGAAAATGCGTTGATTAACGCGACTCTGCGTAATGTAAGTTATACGAGTCCTACGACTTGTTACGTTGCTCTGTATACAACAGACCCTACTGATGCTGATACTGGCACAGAGGTTTCTGGTGGTTCATATGCTCGTACTGCGGTGACTTTTGGATCTCCTTCTAATGGCGTATCAACTAACAGTGCGTCTGTAACTTTCCCGACTGCAACAGGTAACTGGGGAACAATTGGATACATTGGTATTCGTGATGCGGCTAGTTCTGGAAATCTTCTGTATCACACTGCTCTTGATGCTTCTAAAGCTATTAATACGGGTGATGTGTTTACCATTTCTACTGGCAACCTTTCCGTTACATTGGAGTAATAAATGGCTCTCGTTATTGCCGACCGAGTAAGGGAAACGTCCACCACTACCGGCACTGGCACATTGACATTGGACGGTGCTGTTACTGGTTATCGTACTTTTAGTTCTGGTATCGGCAATAGCAACACTTGTTACTACACGATAACACTTGGTTCTGATTGGGAGGTAGGTATTGGAACTGTAGGTGCTGGCACATTGGCTAGGACTACGGTTTTAAAGTCGTCTAACTCGAATAATGCGGTTGATTTCGGTGCTGGAACTAAGGATGTATTTGCTACTTATGCAGGTGATAAGGCAGTAGATATTGAATCTGCTCAGACGCTAACGAACAAGACGATTAGCACAGACAACAATACGATTAACGGAATAGCTGCATCATCGTTTGTATTGTCTAATGCTAGTGGCGTAATAGATGGGTCTGCTGCTCAGAAAGCTATTCCATCTGGTACGGTTGTAGGTACGTCCGATACGCAGACTCTTACAAATAAGACTCTGACAGACCCTGCGATTATCGGAACAATCCTAGAGGATGTGTACACGATCTCTGATGGTGCGGCATTTGAGATTGATCCTGGTAACGGCTCAATCCAGCTAATTACTTTGGGAGCTAACCGTACTCCTAAAGCAACGAACTTTGCTGCTGGTGAGGCTGTGACGCTGATGGTTGATGATGGTTCTGCATACACTCTGACATGGACTGATACTACATTCGGCACATCGGGCGTTACTTGGAAAACTGACTCTGGTTCCGCTCCGACACTGAACACGACAGGCTATACGGTGATCGTGCTGTGGAAGGTGAGTACGCAGGTTTACGGCGCTCGCGTGGGGAATAATTGATGCTTGCTAAATCTTTACAGGGCGCGGCACTGGCGACTATCCCGCAGTACATCGAGGACGTTTTTCAAACGTATTTGTACACGGGAAACAGTACGTCCGGTGGCACTCAAACAATTACAAATGGAGTTGATCTTTCATCCAAAGGCGGGTTGGTTTGGATTAAAGGTCGGAGTGCTGCGTCAGATCATATCTTGACTGATACGGCTCGTGGCGCAGGTACGAGTGCGACTGCCAGCAAAGCTTTATCAAGTGATCTTACGTCTGCTGAAAGTTTAGGGGGCACTTCATACGATTTTCTATCCGCATTTAATACTGACGGATTTACTGTAAAACAAGGTGGAACTACTACTGCGACTAGAGGAACAAACTATAATGCTGTAACTTACACCTCATGGACATTCCGCAAGCAAGCAAAGTTCTTTGATGTGGTGACGTATACGGGTAATTCTGCAAATTCAAGAGACGTTACGCATAATTTGGGTAGTACGCCGGGTTTTATTATTGTTAAACCATATAGCGGCATTAATGGTGGTTGGTATTGTTGGCATAGGTCGTTTGGTAATACTGATTATATACAACTTGACGCAACTGCCGCAAAAGGAACTGCCAATGTTGCTTTTGGAGGAAGCACAAACAAAGCTCCAACAAGTACAACATTCACTATTGGTAATGACAATGTGGTTAATGGATCAGGAATAAGTTACGTCGCCTACCTATTCGCCCACGACGCAGGAGGTTTTGGCGCGGCTGGTACGGACAATGTGATTAGCTGTGGTAGTTATACGGGGAATGGTAGTACACAAACTGTCTCTTTAGGTTACGAACCGCAATTCCTTATGTATAAACAAGCTACAGGAACAGGCGGCGATTGGATGATGTTTGACATAATGCGTGGATTAGATATGTCAACAAGTGATAAGGCTTTATTCCCTAACTCATCTTCCGCAGAATCAGGTGGGGATGCGTTTAATCCAACTGCTACAGGATTTGTCGTTCAGAACAATGCTGCTTGGAACGCCTCTGGTCAAACCTACATCTACATCGCCATCCGTCGCGGCCCTATGAGAACGCCGACGAGTGGGACGAGTGTGTTTGGTTTATCAGCTAGAACTGGTACAGGTGCAAATGCCACGGTTACTGGTGGTCAAACCAATGATGCTGTTTTAATTAAGAACCGCGGTTCAGCAGTAGCTTCTTTATTTTCTTCAAGACTTACTGGCACAGGCTATCTTGTAACATCCAGCACAGCAGCAGAAGTAGCTGCTGGTGCAACTATCCTGCAAGCTAACCCTTGGGATGTAATGGATGGTGTAAAAGTTGGAACTACGTCAACTATTACAAATGCTTCAGCAAACACTTTCATTAATTACTTGTTCCAACGCGCCCCCGG